TACTTACTTATTGTTTCTTTAATGATATATTAGTAACTAATTCTGATTTAAAGTTTTTATGTGAACTATCTAAAACTCCAAGTATTGAATTAACTAAGTTTTGTTTAACATTAGTTAATATGAATATTTTTAAGAGTCCTCAGTCTGCTAGAAATGCAATAACAAAGGCAGAAAGAAAAGGTTTGCTTAGTAAAAAAGGGAATAATAAAAAAACAATTACCATTAAACCAGCTATTAATATTCAGACAGAAGGATTAGTATTACTTGATTATAAAATTTTAGGCAATGCATCCCAAGTCACACAAGGAGTTTAGAAAGAATATAGCTGAGGAAGTTGAAGTACATCCTCAAGTAGTAGAAGATTTTATAACTTTTTATTATGCAAAGTTAAGAAGAAAACTTTCTGATTTAAGTTTCCCAAGAGTTTATGTAGAGGGATTAGGAACATTTGAGTTAAGAAAATCTAAGTTAAACAAGGCAATAAAAAAGAATAAAAGTCTATTAGGTAATATTGCTAAAAGAACTTACAATGGTTATGCAAAAAGTGAGGATATAAAAACCAATATTGAGCAGATGGAAAGTGCAATGAAACAAATCCATGATGATATGCTAAAAAAAGAAAATTTTAAAAAAAATGGCTAACTGGAAAAAGTATTTAGATGTTTTTAAAAATGCAGATAAAATTGCAGAAGGTATTAAAAACAATATATTTAAGAAAGAGCATATTGAAGCAATAGCTGATAAAAGATTCCAGACATGTTTAAATTGTATTTTATTTGACGCAGGAGGTGATAAATGTATGGCACCTGGAACACAACCTTGTTGTTCAGATTGTGGGTGTAGTTTAGCATTTAAAGTAAGATCATTATCTTCTGATTGTCCAAAGGGAAAATGGCATGCAATAACATCAGAAGAGCAAGAAGAATTAATTAATAAACAAATTGAAAATGGACAAACTAACTAAAGCTCAAATAGTAGGTGAACTACTAGCTGAAGAACAAATAACTGCAGAAGAAGCAATAACATTGTTGGAGCCTGCTAAAACAATAATCTATAACGTTCATGTACCTGAACAGGAAGTGCATACACCTATGCCTTATGGGAATATGTGGACTACTAATATTACAGACTAATGGCAATATTATTTAAAGAAGAAGGACACGTATATGAAAGCATTGATCAAGATAAAATAGATTGGTTAAGTGTTACTTCTTTAGTTGGAAAATTTAAACCCAAGTTTGACAGAGATGGTCAGGCAGTTAAATCATCTAAGAACAAAAGATCAAAATGGTATGGTATGACACCCAAAGAAATAATAGCTGCATGGGATGGGGAGACAGATAGAGCAATCAAGCTAGGTAATTTTTATCATAATCAAAGAGAAGCAGATATACTTGAGTTTGAAACAATTCAAAAGTATGGAACAGAAGTGCCTATTATAAAACCATTGGTAGATACCTCTGGAGTAAAAATTGCACCAGAGCAGAAATTAGAAGAAGGAGTATATCCAGAACATTTAGTATATCTTAAGTCTGCTGCTATTTGTGGTCAAGCTGATTTAGTGGAAGTTGTAAATGGTTATATAAACATAACTGATTACAAAACAAATAAAGAAATTAAAGATAAAGGATTCACTAATTGGGAAGGAATAACTAATAAAATGTTTAGGCCTGTAAATCATTTAGATGATTGTAACCTTAATCATTATAACTTACAATTGAGTATTTATGCGTATATTATTAAGAAGCATAACCCTAAATTAAAGATTGGAAAACTAATTATACAACATGTTAAGTTTAAACAAGTAGGTGAGGATAAAAATGGATATCCAATCAATGAACATGTTGATGGTGAACCAGTATTAGATACAATAAAAATGTATGAATTACCATATTTAAAAGATGAAGTTAGATCTTTAATAATGTGGCTAAAAGATAATCAATAATGAAAGAATATATAGCAGCAGTAGAAATACAATCATTAAAGTCAAAAGTACCTACAGACTTTAGATTTGAAGAAACAAAAATATGTATAGATCTAGATAAAGTAGTATGGTTTAAAGAATACTTTCATGTAGCAACAGATAAGTTTCAAAATACACATACTGAAGTATTATTGTTTGGACAAAGCAAACCAATTATACTTGTAGTGGCATATGATCAATTAAAGAAAGAAATAACTAAACCTAAAAAAGCATGATAGTAAAATTATTTGATATACAGAATAGTAAATTAGTATTAACAGAACATTGTTACTCATTACCATTTTTAAAAAATATAATGACGGAATATCCTGATACTAATATGCAGGTATATCAATATATTTTTTATATGTCTTGCCCTAACCCTGATTTAAATCCGTTTTTTAATTTGCCTGAACATGAGAAGGAAGATATTATAATAGAAGAAATAGGATTAGAAGAATCTCCTGAAGATGGTAAAATAAGATATGCATTAGATATGTGCAAGAAGATGTATGAAACTCCTACATATAGGGCATACGTAGGCATTAAAGCCATGTTAGACAGATTAGCACAGTATATGGAGGTAACCCCTATTGAGCATGGTAGAGACGGTAATATGAACTCTATGATAAATGCTGCTGCAAAGTTTGAACAAATTAGACAATCATACAAAGGTGCATATACAGACATGCAACAAGAACAAGAGAGTTCTGTGCGTGGTGGTGCAGGATTGGCATATGATCAATTATAAATCAATAAAATTTAATTAAATGAAAAACAAAGTAATTATACCAGTTGGAAAAAAACTGTTAATTAAAGAAATTAAACCTGAGACTAAGACAGCATCAGGATTATATTTACCAGAAATGGCTCAGAAAAAGACATTTCAAGGGGTTGTTGTAGGTAAAGGAGATCAAGTAGAAGAAATACAAATAGGAGATGTAGTGCATTATGCAGATCATGCTATGCCAACACCAATGCCTCATAATGGTGAAGAGCATTTGTTGTTACAGTTTGGTGATGTATATGCCATCATAAGAGATGAGTAGGATTATACCTACATATGAAAATGATAATTGGACATCTACAGAATTTTCTAATGATGAAGATTTTCATGAGTTTATTTTTGAGATATTTAAAGAACCTGGCAAGTATGAATTTGATGAAACAAGTTTAATATTTAATGCTGAAGCAAGGAGATTTAATAAAGAAGGTTTGTATTGTAGTTCTCCTTTTAGATCAAAGGATTTTATGGCATACTGGGATGACCAAAAAAATAAATGTAGAGAAGGGGTAATATATAAAAATAATAATAAGATTTGGTATCTTACCAGAGACTATTATATGTGGTTAAATTTTTTACCAATCTTTGATAAAGAAGAAAAAAAATATGGGTTTGCCAAAGTACGTGATGCACAATATCACATGGCATTGTATGAAATACTTGCAGAGTTAAACAATCAGCATTCAGCTATACTTAAAAAACGTCAGATAGCTTCTTCATATTTTCATATGGGAAAGATTATAAATACCTATTGGTTTGAAGAAGGTAGTACATGTAAGATTGGTGCATCATTAAAAGATTATATAAATGATAAAGGTTCTTGGAAGTTTTTAGATGAATATAAAACTTTTCTTAATGAACATACAGCTTGGTATAGGCCAAGTAATCCTGAGAAAGTTCTTTTATGGCAACAGCAAATAGAAGTTAAAGTAGGTAATAGAAAAACATCTAGAGGATTAAAGTCAAAGATACAAGGTGCATCATTTGAAAAGAATGCTACATCTGGTGTAGGTGGACCTACTACTTATTTCTTTCATGAGGAAGCAGGTATTGCCCCTAAGATGATGCAAACGTATGAGTACTTGCGTCCTGCAATGTCTTCAGGTATGATGACAACAGGTATGTTTATTGCTGCAGGATCTGTGGGTGATTTAGAACAATGTAACCCATTAAAAGAAATGATAATGAATCCTACTGCCAATGATATATATGCAGTAGAAACTAACCTTATAGATGCAGAAGGCACTATAGGAATGGCTGGATTATTTATTCCTGAGCAATGGTCAATGCCACCATACATTGATAGCTGGGGTAATTCACAAATTGAGGAAGCTATAGAGGCTATTGTAAGAGAAAGAGAAAGATGGAAAGCAGAATTAGGACCTGAACAATATCAATTAAGAATATCTCAGAAACCTTTAAACATAGCAGAAGCATTTGCATATAGAAAAGCTTCTGTATTTCCACAAGGTATTTTATCTAAACAAATGAAAAAGATAGAAGAAAAAGAATATGCATATGAGCTAATTGAATTAGATAGAGATCAAGAAGGTATAGTGGCTAAAAGAACTAACAAGGCACCAATTACTGAATTCCCCGTAAATAAAAAAATGACAGATAAAACTGGAACTATAGTAGTGTGGGAAAGACCTGCTAGTAAACGTCCGGAATTTGGCCAATACTATGGTTCTATTGACCCTGTATCAGAAGGTAAAACAACTACATCTGATTCTTTGTGTAGTATATTCATATATAAAAATGCTACTGAGGTAACTAGAACAACCGTATCAGGTGATACTGAGGTATTTGTAGAAGGAGATAAGATAGTAGCTGCTTGGTGTGGAAGGTTTGATGATATTAATAAAACACATGAAAGACTTGAATTAATTATAGAGTGGTATAATGCTTGGACTATTGTTGAGAATAATATATCATTATTTATTCAACATATGATAGCAAGAAAAAAACAAAGATATTTAGTGCCAAAGCAACAAATACTTTTCTTAAAAGATTTAGGATCTAACAGAACAGTATATCAAGAATACGGTTGGAAAAATACAGGAACGTTATTTAAGAGCCATTTAATTTCTTATGCTATAGAATTTATAAGAGAAGCAATAGATGAAAAATTAGATGATGAAGGTAATGTTATGTCACAAACATTAGGTGTTGAAAGAATACCAGATCCAATGCTTATAAAAGAAATGTTAGCATATTATCCAGGTCTTAACGTGGATAGGTTAGTTACGTTTGGAGCGTTGGTTGCTTTTGTCAAAATACAACAATCTAATAGAGGTTATGCCAAAAGGCGTGAATCAGAAGGTGATTCTTTGGTAAATTCAGAAAAAATAAGTAAATTAAAGTATACCAGTGCGTTTAAAAATATAGGCCGTAGGAGAACATTAGGTGGTCAGAAAATAAGAAGGTCTGGTTTTAAAAATATTAAATAGCCAAAAATAATCTAGATGAGAGTATTAAATGCAATGCAAATGAAAAATGGGGCCAAAGCTGAAAGCGGGCCAACATTTTCTAGCTTAACACAACCAACACAGTTTTTACCTTACTCAAAAAAGACTGATGATTGGGCGGCTTGGAATCTAGATTGGTTAGAGTTACAAGGTATAGAATTTTTACGTATTAATTCAAGAAGATTATTAAAGAATTATAAGTTAGCAAAAGGAGTTATAGATAAATCTGATTACATAGTTGAACCAGATAATGACTACAAAGACTTAATGGATACTCTTACAGCTGAGAATGATTCAGCACTTGAATTAAAATTTTATCCTATCATACCTAATGTAATTAATGTATTGACAGGTGAATTTGCAAAGAGATATTCTAAAGTGCAATTTAGAGCTGTTGATGATACATCTTATAATGAGATGTTAGAGCAAAAAAGATTACAGATTGAAGAATCATTATTAGCAGAGGCTGAGGCAAATCTAGTAATGAAAATGATTGAGATGGGTATGGACCCAGGATCTGAAGAAGCACAACAACAATTATCACCAGAGGGATTAAAATCTTTACCAGAAATAGAAGACTTCTTTTCTAAGGATTATAGAAGTATGGTTGAAGAATGGGCATCACACCAACTTGCAGTAGATGAAGAAAGATTTCATATGCAAGAACTTGAAGAAAGAGGCTTCCGTGATATGCTTATATCAGATAGAGAATTTTGGCATTTTAGAATGTTGGAAGATGATTATGATGTAGAGCTATGGAATCCAGTTTTAACTTTCTATCAAAAATCTCCAGATCAGAGATACATTTCTGATTCTAACTATGTAGGTAAGATGGACTTAATGACTGTGTCAGATGTTATTGACAGATACGGTTATTTAATGGATGAGAAGCAATTAAAATCTTTACAAAAAATATATCCTGCAAGATCTGCACAGTATCAAGTAAATGGCTATCAAAATGATGGTGCATACTATGATGCAACTAGATCACATGAGTGGAATACTAATATGCCAGGTTTAGCGTATAGACAATATACAAGTAACTATTGGAATAATCCTGGAGTAGGTGGTGATATTTTAAGTGAGATATTAGATAACTCAGAAGACATGACACCTTTAGATGAAGGTAACTTAATGAGAGTATCTACAATTTATTGGAAGACGCAGAGGAGAGTTGGTCATTTAACTAAGATAGAATTAAATGGTAGTGTAACTCAAGAGATCATTGATGAGACTTTTAAAATTACAGAAAAAGCTGTATATGATACCTCTATATTTAAGAACAGAACAAAAGAAAATTTATTACAAGGAGAACATATAGATTGGATATGGATCAATGAAGTATGGGGTGGTGTTAAAGTAGGACCAAACTTACCAGCAATGTGGAGATCTACAATGGGAGATAATATAAACCCAATATATGTAGGTATTAATAGAACTAAACCTGGAAGATTACCTTTTCAATTTAAAGGTAACAATACACTTTATGGATGTAAACTTCCTGTAGAAGGGAGAGTATTTTCTGATAGAAATACTAGATCTACTTCATTGGTAGATTTAATGAAAGCATATCAAGTTGGATACAATATGGTTAATAACCAAATTGCTGACATTCTAATAGATGAATTAGGAACAGTAATTATGTTTGATCAAAATGCTTTACCACGTCACTCAATGGGTGAGGATTGGGGAAAAAATAATTATTCAAAAGCATGGGTAGCAATGAAAGATTTTCAAATGTTACCTCTTGATACATCTATTACTAATACTGAGAATGCTACTAACTTTAATCACTATCAAACTCTAAACATGGAGCAGACTAGTAGATTAATGTCTAGAATTCAACTTGCTAATTATTTTAAGCAACAATGCTTTGATGCAATAGGGGTTAATCCACAACGTCTAGGAGGGGCTGTATCAGCTCAAACGGCAACAGGGGTAGTACAAGCTATGCAACAGTCTTACGCTCAAACAGAGATGTATTTTGTACAGCATTCAGACCAGTTGATGCCAAGAGTACATCAGATGAGAACTGATTTAGCACAATACTACTATAGTACTAACCCAAGTGTTAGACTATCATATATATCTTCTGAAGCAGAAAAGGTTAATTTTACAATTAATGGTACAGATTTATTACTAAGAGATTTTAATATTTTTGCTACAACAAAAACAAATCACAGAGCTATTCTAGAAAATCTTAAGCAGATGGCTCTTACAAATAATACTACAGGTGCAAGTATCTTTGAATTAGGTAACATTGTAAAAGCAGATTCAATTGCTGAAGTAACAGATATCTTAAAAGATTCTGAAAACAGACAACAAATGCAACGTCAGCAAGATATGCAACAACAACAGCAAATGCAACAGCAACAAATTCAAGCTAAGCAACAAGAAGAACAAATGAAACTTCAAGTTGAAATAGATGAAAATGAGAAAGACAGACAAAACAATATACTGTTAGCTGAAATAAAATCTGCTGGATACGGTTCAATGGTAGACATTAATGAAAACAAACAGTCTGATTATCAGGATGCTATGGAAGAAATTAAAGAGTCTACAAGATACAATCAACAACTTAGCATGGAGAGAGAGAAAAACACTACTAAGATGACTATGGAGAATAGTAGATTAGATGTTGAAAGACAAAAAATAAATGCTCAGAAAGAGATTGCACAGACAAAATTGGACATAGCTAGAGAAAATAAAAACAAGTATGATGCTCCTAAATCCAAAGAAAATAAAGATAAAAAATAAGTGTTAGCTATATACTGCTAAAAACTTTTAATTTATTTCAAATTATATAAGTTTAATTAGAAAGATTATTCTTATATTATATATGTATAGAGATTACTAATATTAAAACCAACAAATATTATGAGTACTAAAACTGAATCTGTGAATAGTAAAGTAGAAACATTAGACATAAACTTAGATGAGATCTTTGATGCAGCACCTAGTGCAGCTGATGTTACTTTGCCACAGGAAGAAAAACCAAACAAGAACATTTTTTCAGGTACAGGGTCAAAAACAGACATGTCTTTTGCTGATCCAGATGTAGATGACAAAGATGATTTAAATGTAAAAGCTGATTCTAAAGAAGAATCTAGCACAGAAAAAGAAGTAGCTGAACCAGAAGTAAAAGCTGAGGAAGTTAAAGAAGAAGTTAATATTGATGATGTAATCAGCAGTATTGATGAAGAAGACTCTGAAGAAGAGAAAATAGAAAAAAGAGGAAGGAAAAAGATTTCTGGAATAAGTGATGTATTTAGTAAGCTTATTAAAGAAGATAAGATTGTTCCTTTTGATGATGACAAAGAATTAGAAGATTATTCTGCTAAAGACTGGGAAGAATTAATTCAAGCTAACTTAGAAGAAAAAGCTAATGAAGTAAGAAGAGAAACTCCTAAAAAGTTTTTTGAAAGCTTACCACAAGAATTACAAATTGCTGCACGTTATGTAGCAGATGGTGGTCAAGATTTAAAAGGAATGTTTGCTACGTTATCACAAGTAGAAGAAAATAGATCATTAGATGTTAAGAAGTCAAATGATCAAGAAAGAATTATCACAGAGTATTTATCTGCAACAGGATATGGTACTACTGAAGAAATTGCTGAGGAAATAGAAATTTGGAAAGACTTAGGTAAGCTTGAACAACAAGCAATGAAGTTTAAACCAAAATTAGATAAGATGCAAGAAAAGGTTGTTGCAAGAAAGCTAGAAGAACAAGAGCTTAAAAAGAAACAACAAGAACAAGCATCACAGCAATATATGAAAAACGTATATGAGACTTTGAAAGGGGGTTCTATAAATGATGTTAAGATAGATAAGAAGACACAAGCTATGCTTTATAATGGTTTGGTACAACCCGCTTATCCATCAGTTAGTGGTAAGAATACTAACTTACTTGGACATCTCCTTGAAAAGTATCAATTTGTTGAGCCAAACTATGGTTTGATATCTGAAGCATTATGGTTGCTACAAGATCCAGAAGGATACAAAGCAAAAATAATGGATAAGGGTGCTCAAAAAACTATAGAGAAAACGGTAAGAAAACTTAAAACAGAACAATCTAATAGTGGAGGGTCTACATCTTTAGGAGTTAAGGATAAAGAACCAACTGCTAAAAGAACTGCTAAAAGAAAAATACCAAGAGCTAACAACATTTTTAAAAGAATTTAATCAAGTATTAAATATATAAACAATAATTATTAATCAAAAACAATCAAAATTATGGCAACTCCAGTTTTAAATAATGGGATTTTCCTACGTGATACAAGCTACAAAGCTAGTTCTCATGTTGATTCTTATCACCTTACCCAAATGCTTGGTAACTCCGAGCCTATGGATATGGGACCAATTGATTTATGGGCAATGACCCAAAAGGTAGAAATGCCTTTATATCAAATGGCTTCTTTTGGTGGAAAGAATACAATCATGGTGGATAATGCTAGAGGTGAGTACAAGTGGCAAACTCCTATTGCACAAGATCTTCCTTACATAGTGGCAGACATTGAACCAGCAAATGATGCTAAAGGTGTAGATGGAACTCTATTTAAGATCAAGATCAACAAAAGAACTTTTGGACATGGTGACATTATTACTTATGATAAGTATAATGGACTTGAACTTTACATTACAGCAGATGATATTATCCCTGCAGGTGATGGATATGTTTACACTGTTCAATTAGTTAACAACAACAATGCAGCAGTCTTAGATAATAAGTATCTAGCTAAAGGAACAAAATTCTTTAGAAAAGGTTCTGCAAGAGGTGAATATGGTGAAAGATTTTCTGACATTGAAACAGGATCTGGATTCCGTGAATTCTACAACTTTGTAGGAGGAGCAGAAGCACACGTACACTATTCTATTTCAAGCCGTGCTGATCTTATGATCAAAGGTGGTTTGAATGCTGATGGTACTGTACCAGTAACTGAGATTTGGAGAAACTTTGACAATGATCCAAACAATCCATCAGTACCTAGTATTGAAGGACTTGTAGCAAATATGGGTAAAGCAGGTGCTAGAGAAGCATTTGAGAATGGAACTCTAACAAGAACTTTCATTACAAATATGGAAGCAGCACATTTATCTAAAATTGCTACGGATATTGAAACTTACCTAATGTGGGGTAAAGGTGGTAGAATTAAGCAAGACGGACCGGATGATATTAGATTATCTGTAGGTTTATGGTCACAGTTAGATAACTCTTTCAAAAGAGTATATAACAAGTCATCATTTACTCTTGACATGTTTAAGTCTGAACTTTATAACTTCTACCAAGGTAAAGTTGAATTTAAAGGGCCAGACCCACAAAGATCACTTGTTGTACAAACAGGTATTGGTGGTATGCAACTAATCAACAAAGCAATTGCTGATGAAGTGTATGGTTCAGGTTTAGTACAAAATGCAACTGATATTGGAGCTGTTAAAGGTTCTGGTATGGATTTAGATTATGGTTTTGCTTACACAAGCTTTACTATTCCATTCTTAGCTAACGTTAAGTTTGTATTGAATCCAGCATTTGATAACTTAAACACAAATGATATAGAGAATCCATTAATTGATGGTAGACCTCTAAGTTCATACAGCTTTATTATCTTTGATGTAACTGATGAAGGAAATGACAACATTCACTTGTTGAAACTTTCTTGGGATAATCAACTTAAGTGGTTCTACCAAAATGGTACTATGGACTACATGGGAAGAACTCAAGGATTTGCTTCTACTGGTCAGTTTAATGGATATAGAGTATATATGACTCAGACCATGCCGGCTATATGGGTTAAGGATCCAACCAAAGTTCTTAAAATTGTAATGAGAAACCCTGTAACAGGAGGCTCATTCTAAGAACTATAATTAAAGGGGAGGGGCTAATACCTCCTCCCTTTTTATTTTTAACCTTTAAAATATAACTAATCATGGCACTAGATATTAAAAGACAAAATAAAACATATGAGTTTTCAAATTCAAGTGTTTCAAAAATACTTGCTTCTAAAGCTGTTGGTAAAGACATCTTAGCTAGAGACCATGCAGATAATGCAGCAGCAATAGCTGCAGGTTTAGCAAAAGGTGATATATATCACACTACAGGAGCTTTGAAAATAGTTGTTTAAAAGTCAAAAAACTTTAGCAAGGGTAAAACCTTGCTTTAGAAATTAGTAATAATAAATGTACATAATTATGTACTTTTGACTGTGAATAATAATTATTAATTTAAAACCAAAAAAAATGAGTGAGTACACTATTGTAGAAAAGTATCAGCAGGAAAAAAAACAATCTGTTGCAGTGCGTCCATTTTTTAATCCTAATAAAGAAAATATGGGATTGGAACAATATGGATTGGCATTACATGATGGAGTATACCATGAAGAATCATTAGCATGTCTAGAGATGAATGGAGTAAAAAGATATGTTACTGGTTTAAATGAATTTGCACCTGAAGTAAAAATGTTAGCACCTAAGGAGAAAAAAGCAAAGATTAAAGAAATTAGAACTGTAGTTGCAGAATTAGAAGCATCTCTTGCAGCTAATGTAGTTGATCCAGAAGACAAAGATTTTTGGAACAACTTAACTATTATGAGTCCTAATAATGATAAATTTTGGGACAAGATTAGTTTAAGATGTGGTAATGATCCAGTATTCTTAGATCCAGAATTAGATCCATATGATAGAATTAAACTATATGCCATTAAAGCAGGTGGCTTTTCTATAGTAGCAAAGTCATTAAAAGATGCTAAAGTAAACTCTAAAGGAGTTAAGTTTTATTTAGATACGTTAGAAGAAACGTTAACTACTAGAACTGAACTTAGTAAAATAAGAAATAGAGCATTAGTAGAATTACAAAAAATGTATGATGGCAATGCAACAAAGCTTATGTATGTAGCTAAAATCTGTGATTCAAATAGCACACAGTATAGTAAGTCTACTCCTAATGATGTTATGTATGAAAATATGGATGACTATATTCAAGGTCATGGATCTGAAGGTAATAAGAAAAAAGCAGCACAAAACTTTTTAGATGTTTCTACATTAAGTATGGAGGAAATAAAAATAAGAGCACTTGTTAAAGACTGTTTATTTTATAGATTCTTACTGACTAAAGCAGGGGGATGGATTGAGCCAATGGATAGTGGTATTAGAATGGGTAAAAGACCGTCTGAATGTTTAGATTTTTTAATGGATCCTAAAAATGAAGAAAGTTTATTATCTCTAATGGATAAAGTTGAACCATATTGGAATGCTTAAAAATAATTAAAAATGGAAAATAATACATTACTTATAAAACTTAAGCAAAGGCTGAATAAGCTTGATAGCCAAGACTATGATAATATAGAATGTTGGCAGTTTGTTGAGGCTTTTAACAAATCACAAGTTGAGTGGTGTAGAAGAAACTTACATGGGGGAAATATGTATCAGGAAGGTGATGAGTTATCCAAAAGAAGAGTGGATGACTTGCAACCTCTCCTAATTGAATTATCCCTTACAGGTAATGTTTTTCCAGATTATTTTGAGACAGACAATTTTCCTGAGGAAACTTATTTAGAATTTAAGAAAGTTACTACACAGGCAAAAGATGACTGTTGTACTCCAAGATCAATGACTGTATATTTAGCTGAAGAAGCTAATGTTAATTTAATTATGAGAGATCCCCTAAAGAATCCAGATTTTGAATGGGGAGAAACTTTTTGTACTATGCTTGATAACAAGATAAGAATATACAAAAGAAATTTTGATATAGTAAATCCTGTATTAACTTATTATAGACAACCTACATTGATACAAGTACAAGGCTGTACAGATCCATACACTGGTAATATTAGCTTGAATAATGTTATATGTGAGTTTAAAGATGATTTAGTAGAAGTAATCCTTGATGATACTGCAGCATTGATTGCAGGTGATATAGAAAATATGTATCAGCAACAAAGAGGATTGCAGGCTGCTGAAAGAAATAATTAATATATTGTTTATCTGATAGAAAATCATTATATTATTATAGTAACACTGATGTTACAAGCAGAGTAAACTGTTTAAATCTTTTTTTATAACCAGTGAGGGTAATGGTCCTCACACAAAACAACAAATTATGGCTTATTTTAATCATGCGTTTAATAAAACGTTTGTTGTGTCTTCAGTAGAGCAAACAGCAGGTACTGCTACTAGTGCTTTAGCTGCTGGTGAATTAGCATTAGTTGGTGGAAGTGACTGGAAGTCAGTTGCTATCCCAGGTGGTGCTGCTGCTCCAGCTGCATTAACTGCTGGTGAACTAGCGTACATTGTACAAGGTTCATTTTATACTAAAGATACAATTGGTAACAACCCAGGACATGGGGGTTACAAAGAATCAGTAAAATCTAAAGGGATTAACCCAAGATATCTTACTAGAATGTGGGCAGCAAACTGTCTTACTGCATCACAAGCAACTGCTAAATTATGTTTAGCATCTGATTGTGCTCCTTGTGGTAAAACACAGTTTATGAGAATTGATGTAAAAGGTTCTCCTGCACTTAGATTTTTAAATCACAATGCATATGCAATTGCTGACTCAGCAAATGTATGTTGTGTTGAAGGGCAAGAATATATTGACCCGGCTTTAATCATTGCTAATATGGCTAAAATGGCTTTAGGTGATCCACTTATCAAACCATTTGTTGCTGAAGCTGATGTAGACGGTGTTGATGCTAGTACATTATCAGCTGGTGGTAATGGTTATACAGTATCAACTCAAGCTACTTCTGGTAGTTCTACAGGTTCAGGTGCAACTATTAACATTGTAAGTTTAGGTGTTAGTGATGCTATTGCTACTTACTCTATTGCTACTGCAGGATCAGGTTATGCAGTTGGAGATGTATTAGTTGTAGCTGGTGGTACAGATGGTGCTATTTTAGTAGATTCAGTTTCTGAAGGTGGTGTTATTGTAACAACTACTACAGGTGGCGTATCTACTCAAGCAGTTTATAGTATTGCTGAAGTAGTTGATGGAACATATGTTGCTTCAACAGATCCAAACGGAGCTACTAAGGTTTCTGCATGTGTAGAATTCAAAGGTGCATACGTTGACACTGTATTTGGTAACTGTTCTTTTGACACTAGAGATCATTTCAATGCTGAGCCTGTAGAGATCATTGTATCTTTATTAGATGAAACAGGTAATCCATGTAATGACTGTGGTGTTGCTTCAGCTACACCAGGTTCAATGCAACAAACACAAGGTGAAGAAGTAATTAGAGAATTAATTATGTCTGAGAGATACCGTCAGTCTCCTTATAACCAAGGAAATGCTGATAGTGCTAGAATCAGAGAGATTGAATTATCTGATGAGCTTTTAGCTGCAGTTGATAGAACATCAACATACAGAGCTTATTACGTACAACATTCTGTGCCAAGATTCAACAATCCATCAGGAGTGTTTGATAATGACCAGTATCAGTATAAGATCTATGTTAAATGTAGTGATACAGCAGCACAAAATGCTATGGAGGATTTCCTTGAAGGATTACAAGCATGGGCTAAAGACAATGGGAATAACTTACCTATTGAGCAAAATGCTGTTTGGTAATAATTAAAATTATCAACCAAGATATTAGAGCAGGGGAGAAATCTCCTGCTCTTTTATTTTTTATATGTTCTATTTTTTTTGTATATTATCTATATAGTATCATTTATTAATAGAATACAAAATGGCAGACAGACATATATTAAGTTTAGAAATACCTACAGTATCTAACTGTAATTTACTTTGCATAAAAGATACAAGTCAATATTCAAAGGATTTAGCAGTTGATTGTGAAGAGTTATTAATTACTTTACCTGGCTATTCTGTACCTGTTTTAATTAAGGTTGATAAAGATTTTGACATGTGTTTAACGGCATGTACACTTGCTTTGCAAACCACGGATTGTGGTACAAAACAAGAAAATATACCTGATGGTATATATATCATAAGATACAGTGTATCACCTAATTCAAAGGTATACGTAGAATACAATCATCTAAGAGTTACACAATTACTTGGACAATACTATGAAGTATTGTGTGATCTAGATGTACAACCCTGTCAACCTGATTCTGAGAAACAAGAATTATTAGCTGAAATGAGTTATATAAAAACAATGATTGATGCTGCCGTTTCAAATGCAGAATATTGTCAATCTACAACTCAAGCTATGCAAATATATAATTATGCAAAAGCCAGATTAAATAAGATTACTTGTCCAACTGGAAATTGTGGATCAGCAAAGAGAGGAATGTATTACGTATAAAACCAAAGAATTATGAATAACTGTTCAGTATGTGGAAAAAAATTTACGTGTGGATGTCAAAAGACACATGATGAAAATGGAAATGTAATTTGCAAAGGATGTAAAAACTCATCTAAAGCTAAACAACAAGCTACAGAGGGTAGTAGAAATTTATCTTTAGAACTTGCTAAACAACAAATAGTGAATTTAAAAAATGGGTAAACCTAGAGAAATATCAAATGCAAATCAAGTAAAGCATGTGGCTCTTGAAAAAAGAATAAGAGTAGAACAGACTTTTGCTAACCAAGCATATGCAAACTTTAAAGAAGTTAAGTTTGGTATTGAAGCATGTTGTTATACTGATTTTGCTAATGCAGTATTACAAAAAGAATTATGTGATTGGTTAGATAAAAAATCAGATAAGGTTGTTGTTGCAACAGAAGATAAAGGTGTATTTGTTGAGCCATTGGCAAAAATAAATGTAAAGGCAAGTGTATCTTGTCCGGCTGTTCCTACTAATGTATGTACAGTATTAGATTTAGCAGATATACTTGCAAATGAAGCAACGTTTGTACAGTGTTTTGAGATAGCTGCTGCGGTATGGACAATAACACATAATTTAGGGGAGTATCCATCAGTAACAATAGCTGACTTAGATAATAATGTAGTGATAGGTGATATAGATTATTTATCTACTAACCAAATAAGAGTATCATTTAGTAATTCATTTGCAGGGTGTGCTTTTTTAAATTAAAAAATAACAATTAAACAATAATAATAACAATTAAAAATAAATAAAATGGCAATACAATTTTTAGCAGGTATTCAAGTTGATGGGCATATCACGCTTATCAACCAGGGTACGTTCAAGAACGCCAGAATTCAAAATGAAACTGCAGATCCAACTGGTGCTAGCTTGCTAGGAGATGGTCAGATTTATTACAATTCTAGCACAGACAAAATGAGACTCCGTGCAAATGGAGCATGGGTAGATTTTACAACTGGATCAGATTCTAATACAACTTATGAACTATTTGGTGTAGGTGGTGCTAATGGAACAGCAGGCATCCAATTAATAGATAACGATGGTGTAGCTGATAATGTAATAATACAAGGTAATGGTACAGCATCAGCATCCTTAACCGTAACCAGATCATCAAATACTCTTACAGTTACAACAAATGCTACAAATAATGTTGGTACAGTTACTTCTTTAACAGGAGGAACTGGTATAACAATTACAGGTTCTCCTTCTACAACACCAACAGTTAATATTGATACTGTAGGTACAGATAATGCAATTGAAGTATTAACTGCTGCAGATCCAGTAGGAACTGATTATGTTTGGTTCTCAGATGTAAGTGATAGTAATACATTAAGAAAATCACTTATTTCTAATATGCCTGGTTTTGGTAAAGACGGTACAGTTACTTCTATAGGAACTGGAGCTGGTTTAACAGGTGGTACAATTGTTTCTTCAGGAACATTAGCAGTAGATTATGCAGGTACAGATAACGTTGTATTAGCGGCAGCAGATGGAACATCTGTTACATTAGCAGGAACTGATAAAGTAATATTTTCTGATGCTTCAGATAGCAATGCTAAATTTGCAAACTTATCTCAAGTAGCAACTTATATTAATGCGGGTGCAGGTTCTGTAACTTCAGTAGGTGTAAGTGGTGGTAGTACTGGAATGTCCTTTAATAACTCTCCAATTACTTCTAGTGGTACTATGACAATGTCAGGTACATTAGACGTAGATAATGGTGGTACTGGATTAACTAGTTATACAGCAGGAGACTTACTATATGCTTCTGGTACATCAACATTAGCTAAAATAGCTATAGGATCAACAGGTAAAGTATTAAAAGTAGATAGTAATGGTCTTCCAGCATGGGCTACAGATACAAACACAGGATTAACAAGTGTTGGTATTACAGAAACTGGTAATGCTCTTACAATTACAAATTCACCTCTTATAGCAGATGGAAATATAAACATTGCTGGAGCAGGTACTGCCTCACAAGTAATCTTAGGTAACTTAACACTTGCTACTTTACCAGTAGATGGTGTAACAAGTGTAGGAAGTGGTTTAGGTCTTACAGGTGGTACTATAACAAGTACAGGATCACTTGCAGTAGATTATTCTGCAACAGGTATTATTGGTGATGCTGGTGGAATGTCAGGCTTTGCAGAGGCAGATGATCTAATTTTAATTGGTGATGATAGTGCAGCAGGAGCTGTTAAAAAGGCTGCTATAGTTGATATACCACTTGACGTATTAGGTGTACCAAATAATAATATAGCGTTAGGAAATAATAAAATTACTGGCCTTGCAACTGGTACAGCTGGAACAGATGCTGTTAATTTAGCACAAATGCAATCTGCAGTAGCTGGAGTAGGTGTATTCCAAGGTGGATATAATGCATCAACAAACAATCCTGTATTAACAGGAGCAAACAATGTGGCATTAACACAAGGTGACTTTTATGTTGTAACACAAGACGGAACCTTCTTTACAGAATCACTTGAAGTAGGAGACTTAATATTTGCAAATTCAGATATAGCAGGAAGTTCTTCACCTTCATTAAGTGACTATACGGTAGTAATTCAAGATCAAAATATTGCTGGTGTAGGTGCAACAGATGGGGCAACTGAAAAAGGTGTTGCTGGATTTAGTAATGCTTCTTTTGCTGGAACAGTTAATGGTTTTATTACAATTAAAGCAGGTGGTATTAGTGATGCTCAGTTAGCAAGTACATTTAATAAAATTATTGGTACTGACTCAGATATAGATACTTCAGGTGTTGATGTAATTGATACATTAACAATGACTGATGGTGTTATTACAGCTAATTCTACAAGAACGTTACCTGATTCAACTTATGGTGCACGAGGTGTAGCTGAAACAGCAACTCAATCAGAAGTAGATGCGGGTACAGCAGGACAACAGTTGTTTGTATCACCAGCTACTTTAAAAGTTCATCTTGAAAAAAGAACTTATGTGGCTAGTGGACCAGCAACGGCAACTAGTTCTTTTACAGTAACAGCAGGAACACACGGGTTGGGTACAGGACCATTTATTACGCAAGTATACAATGCAGGTGGTTTTGAAGTAAAAGTTCAAACAGAATATAACACTACTAGTGGTAATGTTGATTTTAGTTGGACAAATAATATTACTGCAAATAGCCTGAAATTTATAATAATGAAGGTAGTATAATAACAATTATTAAATTGGGGAAAGCTTAGATATATCAATTTAAGCTTTTCCCTTTTTTTTAAATTTAGTATCTTAGCAAAAAAAAGAACATGGCTATACAATTTATATCAGGCTTATCTGTAACAGGAAACAGTGAAATAACTGGTACATTATCAGTTAGTAGTATTACAGCTGATAATAGTACTTATACAGGTATTATGGTATGGGATGGTGGAGTTCTTAAATATAGAACAAAAGCTCAGATACTTAATGATATTGGTGCTACAGGTAATCTTGGTACAGTAACTTCAGTTACAGTACAAGGTTCATCAGGACTAAGTGGTAGTGGTACAGTTACTTCTTCTGGTACTATTACTTTAACAAACTCTGATAAAGGTTCAAGCCAAGCTATATATAAAAATATTGCTACACAAAGTGGTACAGCTACAGCAAATAGTAATAATGATACATTAACTATTACTGGAACAGGTGGAACTACTACATCTAGAAGTGGTGATACAATTACTATAAATTCTACAGATAATAATGATAACTATTATGTTACAGGATTAAGTTTCAATACTACTAATAATGGTATTTTAACAGCAACTAGAAATGGAGGACTATCATCTTTAACTGTGGATTTAGATGGTAGATATGTTACAAGCTCAGGTGTTACTTCTATAGCTACTTCAAACGGTATTACAGGTGGTACAATAACAGCAACAGGAACTATTCAAGTAGATAGTACAGTTGTAAGAACTACAGGTAATCAAAGTATAGCTGGAGTTAAAAGTTTTAGTGGTAAAATAGGTGCAGATGCAGGTATAGATGGATTAACAAATGCTAATGGCGGTATTACAGGTAGTAATTATAATATAACAGGGGTTAATCAACTTAATATTAATGACCCAGGAGAAGGGATTGTTTTTCAAGGAACTACAAATGTTAGTTTATTTACAGTTGATGACGCAACAGATAGTATATTAAGAATCAACAACGCAAGTGCTTTAGATGTAAACTGTAAAATAACAGATGTAGTAAATCCTACCTCTGCTCAAGATGCAGCTACAAAAACATATGTTGATACTGCTGTTGCAGGTGTACCGCAAGGTACTGTTACAAGTGTAACTACAATGATTGATGGTGATGCTATTACAATAAGTGAAGGATCTACACAAACAATTACAACAAGCGGAACATTTGATTTAGAATTTACAGGTGCTTCTACAGATTATATAAACGGAGAAGGTATATTAACTACTTTTCCAACTATACCTACAGTTAATAATGGAACACTTAACATGGGAACAAGCACAGGTCTTGACGGCAGTGCTTCATTTACAGCTAATCAATCTGGAACTTCAACGTTTACTGTTTCATTAGATCTAACTGAAATTACATTAAGTGCTGGTTTAGATGCAGGAGCTACTTCACTTAGTTTAGATTTATCTGAATTTACAGACATGACAGCGGGTATGACTCCTACAGACGAGTTTATAGTATTAGATTCAGGGGCAGAACGTAGAAAAGCTGCAGGTGAAATAGGTAACAGTATATTTTCTAACACTGCTAATTATATAACTTCTGCATCTTTACCTACAGTAAACAATGCAGCTATAACTATAGAAGCAGGTACAAATTTAACTACTGGTGGTACTTTTACAACTAATCAAGGTATTGATGAAACAATTACTATCAACATGGCAACTGGTGGTATAGGCTCTGGAACTTACGGTTCTACATCAAATAGCAATAAGATAGATAATATTACAGTAGATGCATATGGAAGAGTAACAGCAGTAACAACAGGTGCAACAGGACAAGTAAATTTAATTAGTTCAGGTAATACAAACACACTAACTACGAGTGGTACTACATCTGTACAATTAACACCAAACACAGGGACGGTAAGTTCTTCATCAACTAAATTAGCAACTGGGGCACAAATTCAAACAGCTATTGATACAGCTGTAACAGGAGTTTTAAAGTATGATGGAGTATGGAACGCAAATACAAACACACCAACATTAACAGGTGGATCAGGAACAGTAGGAGAATACTACATAGTTTCAGTTGCTGGTAATACAAATTTAGATGGCATCACAGACTGGAAAGTTGGAGATTGGGCAGTATTCTCTGATCAAGTAACAGATGCTTGGCAAAAGATAGACAATACCCAAGTTGGTAATGTAACAGGTAGTGGTTCATCTGGTAGAATTGCAGTATGGAACAGTGCATCAAATATTACAAGTGATAGTGGTCTGACATTTAATACATCATCAAATGCTTTAACTGTTAGTGGTGCAGTTACTTGGAGTGGTGGTGGTTCTGCGGAATCTAATTCTGCATATGATAACATGATTACTGAATTTAGTGATTCAGGTTCTTCTACAATAACACTAACACTTACACAACAAGATGGTGGTACTTTAACTACATCATTTAGTAATCCACAAGGAACTGTAACATCTGTAGGAACTGGAACTGGATTAGATGGTTCATTTACAACATCAGGTACAATTACTTTAGATTTATCAGAGCTTGTTGACATGACTCAAACTATGGTTGGAACTGATGAATTTATAGTTTTAGATTCTGGTGCAGAACGTAGAAAAGCAGCTAACGAAATAGGGTTAAGTATATTTAGCAATGATGCTGGATTTATAACATCATCTTCTATACCATCTGTTGGTAATGGTCAAATTAATGGTGCTACAAGTGGTAATGGATTAAGCGGTTCAATGAGTGCAACTGCAAATCAAAGTGGCAATAGTACATTTACAGTAACATCTAACGCAACAACTGCTGCAACAGCTTCTACTATTGCTTATAGAGATTCATCTGCAGATCTTAATGTTAGATTGCTTAGAGCTAATTATACAAATCAAAGTACTATATCTGGAGCAATTGCTTTTAGGGTTAATAACAGTACAGACAATTATACAAGATACTGTAGTAGTCCTTCTGCTATTAGAGCCTTTATAGGAGCAGGTACAAGTTCAACAACAGGTACAGTTACAAGCGTAGGTATATCTCATGGAGGAAATGCGTTTGAAGTAGGTTCAGCAGTAACTTCATCAGGTACTCTTGCTATTACAATGGCAGGAGATTCTGCACAGTATGTAAGAGGTGACGGAAACTTAGCTTCTTTTCCAAATATTCCACAAGGTGATATTACAGCTGTTGTAGCTGGTACAAATTTATCTGGTGGTGGGACATCTGGAAGTGTTACGTTAAACATGGCTACTGGGGGAGCAGGAGCTGGAAGTTACGGCTCTACATCTAACAGTACTAAAATTGATACAATCACTCTTGATGATTATGGTAGAGTAACAGCTGTTAATTTAGGAGCTACTGGAGATATAGTCGGTGTTAGTGCAGGAGCAGGTTTATCAGGGGGAGGTACATCAGGTACACCTACTCTTAGTGTTGATTATTTAGGAAGTGATAGTATAATAAAAGCAGCACCAACTGCTTCTGGTCCAGTTGGAACAGGAGATTTTTTACTTATTGCAAATTCTGTTGGTAATGTGTTTGAAACAACTATGAGTAATCTTCCTTTTACTAATAATTTAGGAGATATTACAGGAGTAACTGCAGGAACAGGAATGAGTGGGGGTGGTACAAGCGGTACTGTAACATTGAACTGTACTATTACTAATAATAATCAATTAACTAACGGAGCTGGTTATACAACTAATGTAGGAGACATTACAGGAGTAACTGCCGGTAGTGGATTAGCAGGTGGTGGAAGTAGTGGAGGAGTTACTTTAAATGTAGACTATGGTAGTAGTGGTATTATAGCAGATTGTCCTGGTGGTAGTGGAGAAGCAGAAATTGATGATTTAGTAATGATTGGTTTAGATTCTTCTGGTAGTGGTGAAACAAGAGCTTTTGCATTGGCAGATTTGCCATTTATGAATAGGGATAATACCTCAGTTACAAACTGGACTGTTCTCAGTACACTGAATGTTAGAGGAGTCATTGATTTAGCTGATAATGATATATTACGTTTTGGAACTGGTGATGATGTAGAAATGTTCTTTAGTGGCACTGATATGTTTATGGATATAAACAATGGTGAAGACTTTAAGATAAGAGATGGGAATAGTGGTAATGCAACAAGATTTACTTTTGATGCGGATAATGGAAACTTTACTGCTACTGGTAATATTACTGCATTCTCTGATGAAAGATTAAAAGATAATATAGAAACTTTAGATGGTTCTAAAGTTTTAGATATGAGAGGTGTCTCATACACTAAAGATGGTAAGGCTGGTTCTGGTGTTATTGCACAAGAAATAGAAAAAGTTGCACCTGAATTAGTAATGACTAATGAGAAAGAGGATGGCATGAAATCTGTAGCATACGGTAACCTAGTAGGGTATCTTATAGAAGCAGTAAAAGACCAACAGAAACAAATAGATGAACTTAAATTACAATTAGATGGCCTTAGCAAGTAGTGGAACAATGTCTATAGGTGGTACATCTACTAACAGATCTATTAACGTAGAACTTGGTTTAGCACAGAATGCTAATTCTAGTTTAGGTCAAACTAGTTTTAGAAATTTAGCAGGTGTTGCATCTGGTGCTATTCAGATGAGTGATTTTTATGGGGCATCTGCAGGTACATGTACGATGTATAGTAGTACTGCAGTAGCAAGTACTGAAGCTCTTGCATGTTCTGGAACAGTAAATCAAACATACTATCATGATGGTAGTAGTGCTTTTCCAACTACAGGAGATTATGTATATAGTAATTCAGGTTGTTCAACAGGTTTATCTGAGGGATATTGTAAAATAGGTAATGGGTACTGGATACAAATAGATAGTTCAAGTCAAGTATCTGCTACGGCTCTATGTAGGAAATAATAGATTAAATCAATAAACAATGGCAAAGAAAAAGGTAAAAAACAAAGTGGTTAAGAAAAAAGTGGTTAGTAAAAAACCAGCTGTTAAAAAACTTGTGGCAAAGAAACCTGAAGTAAAGAAACCTGTGTTAAAGAAAGCAATTAAGAGAAAACCTAAAGTTACTAAAGTTATTGAAAAACCTTTTGCTAAAAAAATTGAAAAGCCATTTATTAGATATAGTATTGAGATAACAAAGTTTATTGCTAATAAAAATAATATATTATTGGAAGTGTTCTTTGATTACAAGGGTACATTAGTTATTCCAAAAAGTTTAAAGAAAGATATTAAGCCTGGAAATTACATTGTTAGTGGATCATTTATCATACCTAAAGATGTTGAAGATCCAATTTTATTAAAAGACTATAATCAATTAACTAAATCAGAAGTAATTGCTTTTTTGAAAAAGAATATAAGAGAGGGTTATTTAAAGCACCTTTCACAAATGATTGAGGATGAATTATTTCCTGATGTAAAAATAATTGAAGATCTTCCTTGGAAATAAATAAAATTTAATTATCTTTGAATTATATTAATATATTTAAAACCAAAGTCAAATGGCAAAATCAAAAGCAAAAAAGCTCACTAAGAAAGAGCTAGAAGATGTAAAAGATCTTCAACAAAAAATCAACACGTTGTTGATGAATATAGGTAATGCTGAATTAGTAAAAAATACATTGTGTGCAAGACATACTGAGCTTCAAGCAGAATGGAAAGATACTACAACTGCATTGGAGGATAAATATGGATCTGTTAATATTAGTTTAGAAGACGGTACATTATCTGAAGTAGAAGAAAATGCAGAAGTAGTAGCCTAATACTTCCTTACATATTTACTTATTTAAAAATTTTAAAACCGAGCATTGTTTGTTTGGTTTTAAAATTTTTTGTATATTATTAATGTATAGTTTATAACCAGACATTGCATTAGAGTAAAAAATAAGTATCTATGATTCCAACAAATTCAAGTGCCACAACAAACGGATGTAATAATATATCATCTAATTGCGTTATATGGCAAGGGCCAGATATCAGCTGCATAGATTTATGCAATGGTGATTCTATTAGTGACGTAACAGCAAAATTAGCTACAAAGGTATGTGATATGATTACCAATGGTGTTGATGCTAATCCAAATTTATCAGGATTAGATTTGACATGTCTTAATATACAAGGTACTACACCTACTACATTAGTTCCTGTTTTACAGGCAATGGTTACTCAAATATGTGATAATACTGGTACAGGTCAAGTGCCTCAACCAACATCTAGGTTGAGTTCAGAATCACAAGTAGAAAGTAATCTACCAATGATGGTGTTACCTGCTTGTTTACAATACAATGATGCTAATGGAAATCCTGTTACTGAACTACGTTTGGATGAGTTTGCTACTCTAATAGCTCAACAGGTATGTACTAACCTACAAAGTATTCAACTTATAAATACAACTCTTACTAGTTATGATACTAGAATATCTACTTTAGAAGCATGTGTTTTACCATGTTCTGGTGTAGTTGCAGAGAAACAAGTTATACCAACTTGTATAATTAATGTAGGAAACTTGACAGATGTTTCTGTATTACTTCTAGCCCTTGAAGCTAGATTTTGTGCTTTAGAGACAGCAGTAGGATTACCAGCTGCTATTAATTCAGCAATATCACAAACAACAATACAAGGAACGTCAGCATCATTAACTTTACCTAATACTTCTTATGGAAGTTTTACAGGTTGGAATAATGCTCCATCTACATTAGCACAATCCATGCAAAATGCTTGGGTAGTAATAGATGATATGTATAGTGCTATTTCAGCAATACAAGATAACTGTTGTCCTTCAGGATGTGATTCAGTAACTTTTGCATATACAGCAACTTCTACGTTAAATGCAGCAGGCATAATTGCATCAATTAATTTTGACTTTAATGCTTCAAGTATTCCAGGAACTTTTAACAGTTCAGTGGGTGCTAGTGTGATCACTATTACTGATGATGATAATGTATCAGTTACTGCTACAGTAGATGTACCTGCATTACAAAGTTCTCCAGGAGGATTTAACTTTGCTATTCCAACATTAAATACATTTGGAGATTTATCTATTTTAATTGATTTTTCAGTAACAGATGGTACTAACACATGTGAGGATAGAATTGGTTCAACAATAACAGGGATTATTCCTTGTCCAACTTCAGTATTAATAACGGCAGTGACACAAACAGAAGCATCAATAAATATTTCAAACGCATTAGGAACAACAGCTACTTATACAATAAGAGTAGTAAATGTTTCAACTGGCGTTACAACACAAACTTATACAGTTAATAATCCTGGAGTTTCAATAACGCAGCCAGTAACTGGATTAGCTGCAAGCACAGAATACAAAGTAGAAATAGATATAGAAATAGATGGTCAAACTAATACAAATTGTATTGACACATTATTTACTACTACTACTGCAAGTGCTCCATGTACAGATGGGATGGATGTAGCATTTATAATAGACTACACAAGCTCTATGGGCGGTCAAATTAGTGCTATTAAAGCTGGTGTTTCAAGTTTAGTAAATACTATAGATACCGCATCAGGTGCAAATGATTATAGATTAGCGTTAGTTACTGCAGATGAGTATCTACAACCACAACCAGTATATAGTGGATGTGCAGATTATTCAGGTTTACCTTCTGCACAAAAAGTAATATCTGCTAGTCCATCAGGAACATATCAATATATTACTTCTTGGCAACAGTTTGCTACAAATAATGGAACAAGCTTTACTACTCAATTAAATAAACTTGATGGTGGTGTAGATGGAACATGTGTAAATCTTGGACAAGGTATGAACGTTCCTGAGCCAACAGATTATGCAGCTCAATTGATAGTTGGATCTTCAAATTTATCTGGAGTACTTAGAGCTAATGTTGCTAAATATGTGATTATAATAACTGATAATTTACCAGGAGGTCAATATGATAGCTTTGTACCACCTGTATGGTCAGGAATACAACAAATGATTGCTGATGCAAATACTAATGGAGTAAAATACTTTGTTTGCGGATCAGGAGCTGGTATGAGCGGAAACATAAATGGGACACAAATATTCCCTTGGAAAGAATTATCAATACAGACTGGAGGAAATTGGAATTTAAGTTCTGATCCATCAGTGATTTCTTCTGAGATAATAGCAGGTTGTTCATAATAAAAAATAAAAGAAATGGCATGTAATTGTACAAAATGTAGTAGTAAATGTAGCTGTGCTGACACAGCATTAACTAATCCATGTTCTTACACTGATTGTAGTATAGGAAGTGAAAGATGTGATGACATTCAGTGTGCAGCATGTGTAAGTTATTGTGGTACTACTTTTCAGATAGGTGATCCAAGTGCACAAATAATGATTAAATCTGGTGATAGACTTGATGCTATAATTCAAAAGTTTGCATTAATATTTGCAAACGGATTAGGTACTTGTACTTCAGAAGATGTGGCACATGATCCATATAATGTATTTGCTGGTGAAGTTACAAGTTCAACAGCTAACATATTATGGAACGGTATATGGGCTAACAGCACGGGTATTAATATTTATTATGATACTCAGGTTGCTCCAACAGGATGGACATTAGCAAATAGCACACCTATTGTAACAACAATTACAAATTACACTATAACAAATTTAGTAGCTAGTACTGCTTATAAAGTTAAAGTAGTAGATAGTAGCATAGGGTCAGGATGTAAACCAATAGAAATATTATTTTCTACACTGGCTGTATAACAAAAAAACAACTGTAGTGGTTTGTTGGTTTTCTACTGCAAACGTTGGGAGAGGCTGGGTATTACCCCAGTCTCTTTTTTTTTTATATCTTTATACAAAAATAAATTAGCATATGGACATTCTAAAACAGAAAGTAATCAACTCACTGAAATGGAAAAAGAATAGTAGTATATCTGCTGAACGTTGTGACATGGATGAAGATGATTATATAAGAATTAAAAAGGAAGTATTACATGAAAGAAAAAAAGATAGAAAAAGAAGTAAGTTCTTTCATAAAGCTGCTGATAACTCACAGCTTGTAGAATCAATAGATTTAGATAAAGGAGAAGGAAAGATATCAGGTACATTTGATCATGAACCTAAAAGTGCAGAAGAAATTATACAACTACTTAAAATTGATACAGATAAGTGGAAGTTATCACAGTATTGGAATAAACAAATGGGTGATCACTGGAGAGTATCTGCATTGGTTACTAAACTAAAAGATCAAGAAGAAAATCTTTTTAAAAATTTATTGGATGTTTGGGAACCTAAAAAACACAAGCTTCCAAAGTTTAATTTAAAATCACGTAATAATTTGGATCCTGTATGTGGTGTTATATCATTACAGGATATACATTTTGGTAAAGAAGGTAATGATACAATAGATAAAGATTTTGAAGATACCATTAAATATTTGATAGGTAAGGCTGCACCAGTGCATTATATGGAAAGAATGTACTTTGTTGTAGGAGGTGATTTAATCAACATGGATACCTTTGAGGGCACTACTACTAGCGGAACAGGTTTAGACAACTGTATGACAGCTACAGAGGCTTATGTGCAAGCATTTGATGCTATGCATTGGGCTATCAATTATATAAAAGCATTTTGTAAAGATTTAGTAGTAGTATATGTACCAGGTAATCATGATAGGTTATCATCTTTTCATTTAGTTCATGCACTATCTAAATCAATTGATAGTGATGAAATAACTTGGGATACTAAGTATGAAGAAAGAAAAGTTCATGTATGGCATAATAATTTTAATGCATTTGAGCATGGAGATAAAAGAAGTAAAAACAATCCTCTAATATATGCTACAGAGTATCCAAGAGAATGGGGTACTACTATTAATAGAACACTGTTTAAAGGTCATATACATACAGATAGGAAGGTGGAATATATGACTTCTAATGAGACAGCCGGGTTCATAGAAAAGACTCTTCCTAGTTTAGGTAAGACTGATTATTATCACTATAGTAATAAATATGTAGGTAATAGGAGATCAGGTAAATTAGAGATTCAACATCCTACAATGGGAAATATATGTGAATTAACCTACCAAGCTTTGTAAAGACTCCACTTTTAATTTCATTAAGTGGGGTTTTTTTTGTAAATTATAAATGTAACCGTATGATAAATAATTTTAAAAAACCTAATTTAAATGCTCCAAGATATAGGCAAAAAAGATTAGGTATATTAAATGAAGAAACATATAGAGAGTTTAAAGATAAGAAACCTTTATACTCTGAGATAGATAATAAGAAATTAAAGTTAATAATTAAAACATATAATGAAAATTTATGGAAGGCAGCAATATCTAATAGAGACGGAGTAGAATTACCAGATTCATTGGGGTATTTGTTTATTGGAACATGTCCTAATTCACAATCTGTTAATACTGATTATGCTCTGTCAAAAAAATATGGCAAGGTCTTACAGAATAAAAATTGGGAAACGGATGGTAATATAGGTAAAATATTTTATACAAACTGGTCTGCAAAATATAGATTTAAGAATAGAGATTTATGGAGATTTAAAGCTTGTAGAAATTTTAAAAGATCAGTTGCTAAACATTACCCTTTAAATTGGACAAAGTATGTGGTTATGAAAAATAAATATAGAGTAGCACATCTTTATGATGAGCAAGCAGAAAAAACCAAACATGCTCTAAAAAAGTATAATGAATTTGAAATATAAATAACATGTCAACAATAGCAGAAGTAGTATCAAGAATAAGAGGTCAGGTTAAAGCCGAGGTACAGGATGCATTTATTACAGATAGATATATTTATAGTTTGGTTGAAAAGTTTGCTCAAGTTTTAATGAGAAGGCAAGACTATGCAAACAAGCTAATGAAGTTTAATTCTGTTTGGAAAACATTACCTTATGTAGAATTAATAGAAGTAGATAAAGTTGAAGCAGGATGTAGTGGAATTCAAAGTGGATGTACTATAAAACGTACAAAACATAGACTTCCTGATATGATAGAAGGTTACTGGGGTCCATTGATCCGTACTATTAGTTCTATAGATGGATCACAAGAGTTACAGGCAACTCAGCCTGGAACATACACATCAATGACAAAGACAACAAGCTTTAGATATAATAAGACATTATATTTCTGGTGGTTAGATGGTTATATATATTCTCCTAATATTGCATGGGATGCATTAAAAGTAGAAGGAGTTTTTAATTCTGATATAACCAGATGGAACTGTGATACTGAAGATGACTGTACGCCAAGATATGAACAACCTATTTATATTCCAGAAGCATTATTTGCTGAAATAGAAGCATCAGTTATTCAAACTATGATGGGCACAATGCAAATCCCTTCTGAGGATTCAGACAACAAACGTAATATAAATAGACAATAATGGGAGTATCAAATAAATATAGAACATTCAGTCAATTGATGGAAGATGTTTCCATTGATTTTTCTAATTATGCATTAGAAGGCATGATAGAACCTCAACAACTCATTAAAGTTGCAACACGGGTTAATTATGATTTAGGATTAAAAATACATAGAACAAAGCAAACAGTCATAGATGTAGAACATGGTAAAGCACAATTACCTATGGATTTTGCATATATAAATTATGCATTTAGATGTGGATCATATACAGTAAATAATTCTATGCCATCTGGAACACATGTAGAAACATTTAATGATGTGCCTTATGTACCAGCACCTTCAGAGAAAGCACCATGTAGTACAGACGACACATGTAAAGATGTTTGTGTTATTAAAACATGTAATGATACTGATAGCTATCAATTAGTACAAAGAGTTGGTCCTAGTCAATACAGACAGTTTAGTAGTTGGACACAATTGAGGATAAGTAATGTAAATGATCCAACATGTTTTTGTCCTGGTCTAGGTGCTCAAGCATTAGACATAGCAGAAATAAAAGACGGATTTTTGATAACTACATTTAAAACTGGGAAAGTATATATAAGTTACCAGGGCTCTATGGAAAATGCTGATGGAGATTTATTAGTATTGGATCAACCATATTGTAATGAATATTATGAATATGCTTTAAAACAAAGAATATTAGAAAATATGGTTTGGCAAGGAGAAAATGTTTCTCAGCAATTAGGTTTAGTAGAACAAAGATTAAGAGCTGCTAGAAATAATGCTTTGAGTTTTGTTAATACACCAGACTTTAGAGAGATGAGAAAAATGTGGGAGGTTAATAGAAGAGCACAATATCATAATTATTATAATATGTTCTTAAGCTATGCTCCTGTTAATCCAAGGTTAGCCGGTCCAGCTGTTGTTAGTAGTGATGGTACTTCATCAACTACTTCTACATCAACTTGTAATTAATTAACAACATTTATTGGTAATGGCAAAAAAGAAGGCAACATCTAAATCAAAAGCACCAACACAAAGGAAAGCACCTCAAAGGAAAAATAGCTCCTCTGTTTCAACAAACACATTCTCAAAAGGAATGAACAAGGATATTACGCCCTCATTTGAGCCTAATAATTCTTGGTATCATGCAATAAATGCTGCAAATAATAGTAGTGATGGTGACATAGGTGTTATTGGTAATGAGCCAGCTAATTTACAATGCGGAGTAATACCTTATACAATTATAGGTGCAATACATAGATATGCAGATGAATGGGTTGTATATTCAACTGATGGTATTAGTAGTGAGATAGGAAGATTTGATGATAGTGAATGTAAATATGAAGTTATAGTAAATGACCCATGTTTAAATTTTAAAAAGAAACATTTAATTACAGGGGCAGCAAAAGAAAATTTTGATTGTACCTGGCAAGTATATTGGGATGATGGTCTTAATCCATCACGCTCAATGAATATTGACAATGTACCTTATATTCAAGAACTTGTTTCAGGACCTGATCTTGATGGTGAACCTTGTGTTATATATGAGGACACAACTTTTTTAGATTGTGAAAAGATAAGGTTACATCCTTTAGTTGATACTCCATGTCTACAACTTACAAAAGCTACTGATGGAGGTACTTTATTAAATGGAGCATATCAAGCTTATATAGCTTATACAGAAAATGATCAGGTTATATCAGACTATATAGGTATATCTAATATCCAGACTTTATGGTCACATAGAGGTAGTGGTGGTTCATTAGATATTGCATTAAGCAATTTAGACAAAGATTATTTTTATTTTGATTTAGTTCTTTTGATAAGACAACAAGGTCAAATATATACAAAAAGAATAGGTAACTACAGTACTGAAGTTGCTAGTATTAATATAGATTATATTGATCAAGCATTAATATCTATTTCATTTGAAGATTTATTTAGACAATCTCCTTTGTATGAAAAATCAGAAGCCATGTATGTGGTAAATGATTATTTAATTAGACAAGGACCAACTGAGCAGTTTGATTTTAATTATCAGCCTTTGGCTAATAACATTAGAACAAACTGGGTTATAAATGAAGTTACTCAAGATTATTATATAAATGCCGGCAACAAGATTGGGTTTATGCGTGATGAGCAATATGCCTTTTTTATAAGATGGATATATAATACTGGAGAAAGATCTTCATCCTATCACATACCAGGCAGAGGTCCTCAGGATTATACTTTGCCTAATGGGGTAGATGAAAATGAAAGAGAAATTATATATGGTACTAATGTATTAGATCCAGCAGGTGACCCAGTATTTAAAGTTTATAATACAGCTTCAGGTGGTGCTGTACCAATAGAACCTCAGCCTGATGGTAGTAATATTATAGCTAGGGGTCAAATGGGTTATTGGGAATCAACAGAAAGATATCCTGATAAAACTCCAGAAATTTGGAATTCAAGTTCACACACTTGGTCAAATGAGTTTGATCCTAGTGCTGAATTATGTGGTGAGTTTATTAGGCATCACAAAATGCCTAGTGAAATGATAGATCCTCTATTAACTATATCTGATAATAATGATAGTGGTATACGTATTTTAGGGGTGGAGTTTTCAAATATAAAAAGACCATTATATAATGATGGCACACCAATTTTAAATATTCAGGGTTATGAAGTATTAAGAGGTTCAAGGTTAGGAAACAAAACTGTTCTTGCAAAAGGTATGTTTAAAAACATGCGTAAGTATGATGTACCAGCTGATCAAAATTTATTAGGTAATGCACAAGGTTTGTATCCTAATTACCCATATAATGATTTAAGGTGTGATGTATATCATACTACACATAGAAGAACAGAAGGATGTGATCCTGGTGTACAAGCATCAGTTCAAGAGTACAATGCATTATGTGGTTTTACTGAAGATGTATTTACATTCCACTCACCTGATTTAATGTTTACTAAACCATATTTAAATGCATATGAAACTGTATTCTATGGTCAGATAAATGGTAAAGCACAAGGTGGTTTTATACCTTCTGAAAAACATCCACAGCAAAAACTACTTAGAAATATTACATCATATTTATCTGCTATTATAGGTATTGGTTATGCCTTTAGAAATATTAATGGTACACCAGATACTAAAGCTTTACCTACTCAGGCTATTAATAATGCATTTCCTGAATGGTTGCTTAAATTTAAAAATCTTAACATCACTGAATTTTTAACTGCAACAGTAGTTACACCAGGTGGTGGTGGTACTTCAACAGATAGTTTTAATGCTAGTGGTGGTGGTACAGATAATACTGGGCAAAATAATACTAATAATCAAAAAGGTCCTGATGCAGAAACTGGTGCACATGATGCAATTAATAATTATGTTAATACACAAACTTCTGGTGGAGGACCATTTAATATATTAAATTTTCTTGGAGAATTATTTGGTGATGGAGTAGATAACTTATTACAAGGTCTAGGTGTTGATAATACATTAAAAGATAGATTAGAAGAACAAGCAATAGACAATATTGAAGCAACTACACAAGGGCCACAGAATGGTATGGGTCTTATGGGTGGTGGTGCTCAGCAAGGTGTTACTTTAGACAGCTCAGAGTCAAACTTATCAAGAGTATTTAGAATAGCAATGTCTACTACAATGCTACAGAAAAACATTGCTGTTGGAGGACAAGAAATTATTGATCTTATTTATAATTTAACTAGTTTTGAAGAACACACTTTAAAATACAACTCACATGGATTTTATAGTAACTTTAGTGCTGGTTCAATAAATACCACATATAGAACTTTAAATGAAGCTGCAAACTATATTGGTTCATCATTTCAAACATTTGATCAAAATCAATATAAAATAAATAATTTATTTAGACCAAACACAGTTGCAGTATCTACAGTAGATCCTATTGATTCTAGCCTTTATGCAGTTCAAGATAATTCAAGATTTACATTAGGTGGATATTGTCCATCTAACACAAATGCTGCTTCAGGAGTCAATTGGCTAGATGTAGAAAACAGATTATTAAATCCAGAAGGTCCATGGGGATCAAATATATCTGCACTTTACGGTGCACTTAAATTTAATATGGATAATCAATATGGTCAACTTGATGGTATTAAGCAAGTTCAAATGAGAGGTTGTGTTAATAATCTTGATCAAACAAATCCTGTAGACTTTAAGTATACCAGCTCACCTGTATTTAGTGGTGATGTATTTATTGGTAGATATACTGAGAAATGTATAATGCCTTTATTTACAGATTTTTTAATAGGGCAATATGATGGTTATCCATTTGATTATTTTTTAAGATATAATATTCCTTATCCAAGATATTGGGTTAATAGTAGAAAGTATGATTTAGGATCATTAGCAGAGTTGGTATCTACATTTGGTTTAAGTGGTATATTTAATCCAAATAGTAATGATTTACCAAATGACTATTACTATTTAGATAGAGGTGCTACTTGTGGATGGGACTTTTTTCCTTTAACTCTTTTTAATACGGATAATTTAAATTATACTTTTGCAATGAATCATGCATACATGTATACTCATGTGAATGGTATAAATGATTTTTATGTTGAGACAGAAATTAATATAGCTTATAGAGATTGGGAAGAACCTAAAGAAAGAAGGTTTTATGATACATATGAATATAATGATTTAGGAGATTTATTTCATGCTGAGATACAGAAGTTTGATAATTTTTATAAGTATGATGAATCACTTAGCCCATCAAAGTTTATAACACAAAACACAAACTTTGCTGAGATACAACCAAGAGACTATAACCCTTTGGTTGCAGAAACTTGTTATACAGCTTACCCAAAGAGATTAATCTATTCTTTACAAGCTAATGAAGAAGATAGAAAAGATTATTGGAGACAATATTTATTTGCTAACTATAAAGATTTTAAAAATATAGTTTCAGTTATAAAACCATTTAATAAAAATGGGGCAGTAATATTTTTTCCATATCAATCACCTCAAATGTTTGATGGATCTTTCCAATTAAAAACAGATGTAAATACATTAGTATCAGTAGGAGACGGGGCATTGTTTAAACAGAAGTTAATGAATATAGTTAATTCTGATTTAAGCAATGAATATGGATCATTGGAAAGTCAGAGAGGTATTATAAATACACCAGCTGGATTATTTTATATTTCTCAAGCTCAAGGTAAGATATTCCAATTTACACCTGGTAAAGGATTAAATGCTATATCTAATCAAGGTATGAAATGGTGGTTTAATAAATATTTACCATCAAGGTTTATAAAACAATTTCCACAATCAGAAGGTACAGAATGGGTTGACAATCCTGTAGTAGGAGTAGGTTGTCAAGTTATGTATGATCCTAATGATGATATAGTCTATTTTATGAAGAAAGATTTTTCATTAAAATCTGAGTGGGCTAATAAAGCAACATTTTCTGATGATTTAAGTTTACCAGTAAGGATTGATGTACCTTGGCAAGTAAAGGATATACCTGTAGCTATAGGTGATCCAATTTATTTTAATGATTGTTCTTGGACTATAAGTTATGACATTAAAGCTAACGCATGGATATCATTCCACGACTGGCATCCTGAGTTTGCATTACCAAGTATTAATCATTTCTTTACTACTAAAACAATTGATAGTGAAGTACCTATTTGCCCTCCAGGATATACATTTAATTCTACAACAGGTCAATGTGAAAACATTATAAATATTACTGAGCCACAAACAGTGACAGTAGAAGATATACCTGCAACAGTTACAGGTGGTCCACAAAATTGTTTATTAGATATTGTAATTGCTATAGATGCATCTGGTAGTACAGGTAATCCAAACCCTGGTCAAAACAGTTTAGCAGATGGAGAATTAACATGGTTGGTGGCTTTTATAGATGATCCTGCTATACAAGCAGCATTAACTGCAAATACTATGCAGATAGGGTTTTTAGCTTGGGCAACTGGTTCAGCTCAAGCAAATCCAACTGGTACAGGAGAGTCTATGTTAGGAGCTGTTACTGGAGCTCAAGCAAGAACATGGTTTCAAAATAACTGGACAAGTCAAAATGGTATAGGTGGTCAGACCAATGCACAACTTGCAAGAAACAATGGATTAACACAGCTTAATAATAAAGCTGGATCAGCTTATGCTGCTAATTATCCAGCAAGAAGTGCTGATCCTTTCTTTAGACAAATTTTAATTGTAGTAACAGATGGTAATGCAATTACTTCGGGTAACAACATATTAACTCCACAAAGTTTTAATTCTTTGCAAAGTGCAAATGTTATACCTGGAGCAGGTGGCCCAGTTAACCAAGAGTTGATGTCTGTGTTTGTAAGTCCAAATGCAAATGGTCCAGGTAATGCAACTATTATTGATCAAATAACAGTTGGTGCTGGTGCAGGTCCTGCTAATGCATACTATAATCCAGGTCCTCCAATAACACCTGGACCAAATCAATTTATAATGAATGCAAGTGTTCCAGCATCATTGCAGGCTACAGCACAACAAATAGCAAATCAAGTTTGTACTATTCCATTTAGTTGTGATTGCCCAGCAGGCTATACACTAGTATATCCTAATGCTACTAATGGATTCTATACGGATGCTACAGGAACATGTGATGATATAAATCCACCTGTTTGTAGAAAGGTAGAGTGTGAGGATTGTCCTCCAGGACCCGTAGGCACAACAACAACTACACTTGGAACTTGTCCAGATACATTTCCTGAATTAGGTTTAATAGGTGATCCTAATTGGGTTGATCCAACTCCGCCAGAATGTAATTACTACTATGCTGATTTTGTACAAGCTAACTATAAAGTAGGGTCATTTTGGAGACATAATGTTAGATGTGATTTATTTGCAAATTATTATGGTGATAATTATGCTTGGGAAGTAGAATTAATTAACAACACTGGTCAGCAAGTAAATACTATAAGAAGTATAGAATATCAATTAGAAACATATATATACAAAGGTGAGCCAGAGTATAATATGTGTGGTGGTGATAAATATGAAGATTTACTATTTAACTTTGATAAAGCTATTATTTATAATAATGATCAGGTATCAGGTTTATTAAATATTACTTCACAGCCATTTAATAATCCATGGGGTGAATTAACATACCCCATAGTAACTGCTAATGATATGACAGTGTTAGCATCTAAAGTAGAACATAAATTTAGAATAAACCAATTCTGGGATATTACTAATGATAGAGGTGAGTTTACTAATGCAGAGCAATCTGTCTTTAACACTCAATGCAATGGGTATACTAGACCACTAAACCAAACAAATCTTAATTACTTTAAACCTGAAACTCAAAGAAAAAAGTTTAGACATTATTCTAATCATGTTTTACTTAGAAGACAAGTATCAGGAAATAAAAAAATGCTATTAAGATTAGAGAATACTAAATTATTATTATCACAGAGATAACATGGGAAAGAAAAAAAGCATAGGATTGCCGGGTGGACCAAATGAGTTTTTACAAGATATAACACAATATATATCAGTAGAAGGTTATAAACGTTATAGTGATGATTTAAATAATCCATTTAATATAATTGACTCAGGCAATATAACTATGGAGGATGTAGACTTTCCAGTTATAGGTATAGATAACTTAGGTAATAGTCAAATGATGCAGCCAGGTATGAACTATCAGTTTCCAGGTGATCAAGTGTTTGAAGTACCTAAAGCTCAATATGGTGATGAGACAGTTCAGGAAGAGTTTGAAATAGATGATAGAACAGGTAAAATAAATACCAGGAAGGGTTATGATGAAGGTAAGCTTTTTGAATTTGCTAAAGACAAATATGAAAAGATAGATACTCAAAAGCAAAAAGATGATCTTCTATATAAATTGTCAACACCAGCTTTTAGAGAAAGATATAAAAAAAATATATTTAATATAAGTGGAGAAAATTTATCTGATGAAGAATTAACATCTAGAATAAATTCACAAATTGACTTTACGGCAGCTGGTCCAGACTTTGCTGTAAAGATGCCTTTTGTTACACACAGTTCAAACAAAGGTTATAAGAGAGGCATAACCCCTTTTATCTATCCTTTTTCTAGTAGTCAAGAACTTGACTATAGAAATGCTAGAGGTTTGTATCAGAAAAATTTTAATATTGATTATCCAGATGGTTCCACTCCAGATTTTCCTGAGTTTGATCAGTACTCATATTTAATTCAGTTAGCAGACAAGAGAGATCCTTATATTATGGGTGACCGTGATGTAGTACCTTTTGATAAAGAAAAGGGTACTATAGTTCATGAATATGCACATTCATATAATACAGAGAATTCACCATTGTTTGAACCAGAAGGAGAAGACTTTACAGTAGTAGATAAAGGAAATACTTGGGAAAGAATACCTGGTAAAAGATATAAAAATTGGTTGTCTAATTTATTTGGTGAGGATTATTTTACTCAAGAAGGACAAAAATATGGTAGTTGGGCTATGAAACCTTGGGAGATAAGTTCTGTACGATCTGAGAATGAACAAAGTCTTAAAAATGCCAATATTTGGGATAACACTAAGGGTGAGTTTGGTGAAGGTAATTTAAATAAAATGTTAAGCAGTAGAAGATTTAACCCTGAAAGTGCAGCAAGAATGCATTTAGATAAGCTAGGTTATTCAGAGTTGGAAAGAATACAATATGGTATCAAAAGACTTAAAATAGAGCAAGGGGATCTTAACGATGAAATAGCTGAGGCAAGACCTGGTTCACGTAATAATGATTTTATAATAAACAATATAATAAATTCAGAATATGAACCGTCTATGGATATGGATACTTTTAATACTATATTTAATAGTAGTCAAAATGATTTAAAAGATAAACAAAAGTATTCTGATTATAATTCTTTATTAGAAGATTACAATGGAAAAAACAAACGTAAAAAGAAAATAGCCACTAAAGTTTTAGATGTAATATATAGTGGGGTAAAAAATAAATTAAATGAGGGATATACTGAAAAAAAGATAAACCTTCAAAATACTTTTGATGAAAAGAAAAAAGAAGTATTGCCTAAAATGAAAATGTATTTTAATGAAATAGCTGTAAATAATTCTGATCAACCTGAAATGGCTCAATATGGTGGTGCATTACCTAAAGCTCAAAAAGGAGCTACCATATCACAGTATAAAGAACCAGCTTGGTATGAAAAAGCAGCAGACTATTTAGCAAATCCTTTTACTTCTTTTGGTTATAGTGTAAGAGGTGAAGATATTCCTGATGGATTAGATGTTAATAATCCTAATAGAAATAACTTTGACATGGTTGTTGATATTTTAAATCCTTTTGCATGGTATCAGTATGGAGAAAATGCTGCTCAAGATTTTAAAGAAGAAGAGTATTTAAATGCAACCTTTAACACCTTGGGTGCTTTACCCTTTATACCAGCATCTTTAGTAGCTGCAAAAAATCTTAAGACACCTTTACAAAAGATTGCAGCAAATACAAGTAGGTCAATGAGCAATGCTAATGCAAATGTTAAGGGTAGAATTCCATCAGTAAGACCAAATTGGAGTAAATGGAATAAAGAAATACCAAATAATAAATCTCTCATGGAAGAGTATAATGCTATTGAAAAAATTGGAAAAGCAGATGGTACATGGATGAAGAATCCAGATGGCTCTATGTTTAAAGGCACACCTGAGCAATGGGTACAGATAAGAAGTAGTAATTATAAAAAAGCTTTTCCAAATGCCCTTTTAGATGATAGTGGGTCTCCTTTAATAAACTATCATGGCAGTGGTAGTAAGTTTGATATCTTTGATGAAAGTAAATTTTATAGTGGTGAATATGGAAAGGGTGTTTATACAAGCACTGATAAAGAAGCTATACTCAAATCTTATGCTAATCCAAATAAAAATAGAACCAAAAAGATAGCTGGTAAGAGTGGGACTGATAAACCTACAGCAAATTTATATGAGCTTTATATTAATGCTAAAAATCCACTCACTACTGATGATATTTTAGATTATAGAAACTTTGGTAAAATTATGGATAACTTACCTTCATTAGCTGATTGGAAAGCTAGTGATCTAGGAAAAAGGTTGATTAAACAAAATCAATGGCTTAAAACAGATGACGACATCATTAGTTTTATAAAAATGAATTTTCCTAGAAATCCAGTAAAAGAAAGTTTTATTGATCAAGGTGGAGATTTTTTAAGAGCTATAGACAGCCCTTTACAAGAAGGAGTAACTCCTTTTAATAATCAAATGAAATCATCAATAGGTAATAATGGTATGTTTGATATGACTGATCCTAATATATACAAACAGAAAGGCGGTGAGTCTTTAGAAGAATACCAAGACAAAGGAGAAGTAGAGAAAAATCTAGATGCTATAAACAAACAGTTGGCTAAAAAGACATATAACCCATATAGAGATATAGATGAAGAATCTCAAACAAGAAGAACTGAACTTACTGATGCAATTAATTTTATAGTAAATGATCAAGGAGGAGATGAAAACTTAAGAGATTTGTTAATTATGACTGCTTTTATGGAAAATTCTTATGGGGCTAATGCAGATGCTTATGGTAGAGATTATACAAGGGGTCCTATGTCAATAGATGATATAGCTTATAAGCATATGTTTGAAATGAGAAAAGGTGCAAATGATTATACTGCAAGTCAAAAAAAATATATAGATTGGTTTGACAGTATGGGTTATGATCTAGAGCATATGGATGAACATCTACGTAATGATATAAAAGCAAATGTTGCTGCATCAAGATATCAATATGGAACAAATAAAAATCCATTGCCATCTAGTAAAGATCCTAAAGCATTGTATAATTACTACATGGATACATATAATAGAACAGATAAGAATCATTATGATAGATTTTTAAAAGGTTATAATGAATTTATAGGCAAAAAAGAATTTGGTGGTTCAATTAATAAATACCTTACTTACAAAAAGTTTATGAATGGTGGTTATACAGGTAATGATAAAATAGAAGCAGAAAAAATTTATGATAAATTAAATAGAATACACTATAGAGATGCAAAACAAAGAGGATTGTCACCGCAGAATTACATAATGACTAACCTGCTAGGCAATTCTTAAACCTAATAAATTAGTGATTCTGAGTAATTATTTGTATATTAATATTATAATATTATGAGTGTGAAAGCAAACAAAATAAGTTTAAAACAAGTGGGAGGATCAATGATTGAAGATGGTCCTGGTATGATAAATACACCTCAACAACCTCAGGTTGATCCTAAAGTAATGCAAATTACTCAATTGATTAAACAAGGAGTTGATGAAGGTAAAGATCTTGTTATGATTATTAAAGATTTAATGTCACAAGAACTTGAGCAAGAACTTATTGGTCAAGCACTTATGGTAGGTGGTATGGAGCAAGAAGATATTGTAACAATATTTGAAACAGTAAATGCTCCGCCTGAACCATCTTCACCTCAAGAAGTTGATAGAGATCCACAACTCTTAGCTAGAAATAAAGATATAGCTAAAAGAGAAAGAGAGGCTGCAGCAAATGCACAATCTCAAGAACAAGAAGTGGACATTTCAGAGCAGGTAAGGACAATAGCTAAATCTGGTATAGAAATTAAACCAGAAAATGAAGGCAAGTTTACTGCGTGGGCAAAGAAACGTGGTATGGGTGTACAGGAAGCTGCTAGAAAGGTTTTAGCTAATAAAGGTAAGTATCCTCCATCTGTAGTTAAGATGGCTAATTTTGCACGTAATGCAGCTAAGTGGAAAAAACAAGAGGGTGGGGAATCATCTAACTATACAGAAGGAGTAAGACAAAGAGAAGGTTCTTATAATCCTCCTAATAGAAAGTACACTTTAGATCCAAGATTTAGAAAAGAAGGTGGTGAATTTAAACCACACTTCATGTATAAAGGAGATAGAAAAATAAAAGCTAATGATATGGCTACTCATCTTAGACTTAAAGATGCAGGGTATGGCCATGATGCTCCTAAAGCACAAAATGGAACAGAGACAGGACAGTACATTAATGGTGTCTTTATTCCTGATGAATCTAATATGGATAAAACCACATTAGCAAATAATTTGAAAAGGCCTAAGAATGAATACATGTCTAATCAAAATTATTCTGTTGCACCACTTATGCCACCACCATCTACAAATATTTTAGCTGACTTTATAAATACAGCTTCTACAATAAACAATGAATTATTTTCCAATGAGGTAGATGACTATGGTAACCGTAAAGGTGCTTTTCTTGATATAAATAAAAGAGGAGAAGGTATAAGTATTAATAATCCTTTTAAGAAAGGTGAAAAGATTCAACTTACTAAAGGTAATCCAGATCCAGATGCAGGTTCCGGCATGTCTAAAATGGAAATGCATAAGGCTTTAAAACCTTTATATTATAATGTTGATGTAGATACTTCAAAAATGTCATCTCCAGAAAACCAGCAAGCATATGTTGACTGGGCAGTACAGCAAGCTAAGGAATGGGATATGGACAAGCAAAGACAACTTGACGAACAAGCTGAAGTTATTTCAGATGTTTCAGGTGTACCAATTGAAGAAGATAAAAGAACATTTTCAGAATGGGCACAAGACGCTGGACATGATATTAATAAGATGTCTGAAAATGCTGTTAACTTATTACAAAACTTGTGGAAGAAAACAACAGGTAAAATGAAAAAAGGTGGGGGTGTTAATAACCCAGGATTTCAAGCATTGCCACCAGAAGCACAACATAACATACTTAGCAATATGTCATTGGGTGGAGATAAAGCAAGTAAAAAAGATGTTAAAGACTATTCTAAAACTTGGGGAACAAATAAAAGAGATACTAAAAATATTTTATATTCATTAATCCAAAATGGAGCAAACCTTGACACAGATACAATTATATCAAATTATCAT